TTATTAGGAGCATGTCGTATGCAGGTAGCTGTAGGCGACACTGATGAGGTTGACATTAACCACCACAAGAACGCAACGGCTCCTAATCTTATTCACAGTCTCGATGCTAGCCTATTACACCTGAGTGTACCACGTTTTGATGCGCCCATTGCTCTCATTCACGATTCTGTGCTTTGTAGAGCAACGGACATGTCTACTCTCAGCACTATTGTGCGAGAAACCTACATGCACCTGTTCGCAGAGCATGATTACTTAGTTGATTTCGCATCTCAAATAGGCGCGGAATCTAAACCACCGATCATTGGCGATCTTAAACCAGAGTCAGTGATTGAATCCACCTACTTTTTCTGTTAATGGCACAAACCGTACACATCACCCAAGAGCCTGTTGTCCTTGAAGGTTATCAGGCTATTCTCAAACCTAGTAAGTTTGGTTACTCGTTGGGTGCATTGATTGATGAGAAGCTTGTTGAAGTTCTGGAGCAAGATCGCACCGAAACTATCAAGTGGGCTGAATCTAAACTGAAGAACCCTAAGCGTTCTACTCTCAAGCCTGAGCCTTGGGAAGAGGTGTCTGAGGGTAAGTACAAAGTTAAATTCTCTTGGAATGATGAGACCAAACCTCCTGTGGTTGACACTGAAGGTACACCCATCACTGATGAGAACATTCCGCTTTACAGTGGTTCTAAAGTTAAGCTGGCATTCCGTCAAAAACCTTACATCCTCAAGGATGGGGTAACGTACGGTACAACGCTTAAGCTTGTAGGTATCCAGGTCGTAGCACTCAACAGCTCTGCTGGTGTAGATGCTGGTGACATGGATGAAACTGAAGTCGCTGCATTGTTCGGTCAAACTAAAGGATTTAAGTCTAACGATCCTGTTGTAACTCCGGCTGCTGAAGTAGCAGCAGATGACGACTTCTGATGTATCGCTCAGGCTTAGAGGGTAAGGTCGCTGACCTTCTCTCTAGCTTGAAAGTTAAATACGAATACGAATCACGTAAACTCGCATACGTTCTTGAATGCAACTACATCCCCGACTTTCTTTTGCCGAATGGTGTCTTTCTCGAAGTGAAGGGACGCCTGACAAGCGAGGATCGCCGCAAGATGATCGCAGTAAAGAAGAGCAATCCCGACTTAGATATTCGCTTCGTCTTTCAAGCACCCTTTAATAAAATCTACAAAGGGTCCAAAACCACCTATGCGAAGTGGTGCGAAAAGCACGGCTTCCCATGGACTTCATACACATCCATCCCAATTTCATGGCTAACCTAAAGTACGGTACTCCTGAATACTACGCTGACCTGTTTGCAGATACCCTTGCAGATGTAGACGCTGAAGAACCAGGAACTGTTGACAACATCTTGAGTGGCTTCTACGTTGCTCTGAACGAATGGTTTGATTATCACGAACAACAAGCTAATGCATACGCAGAACTCCGAGTCCGAGTTCGTGAGGCACTTGCCATGTAATAACTGTGGGTCGTCTGATGCAAACTCCTTGTATTCAGACGGCCACACTTTTTGCTTTTCATGCAATTCGTACGGTCACACTGAAGAAGTTGTTCACAATCATAAAATGCCGACCAATGTACAATTACGTGGCTCAGCCGAACGGCTGCAGAAACGACGAATCTCCGAGAAAGTCTGTCAAAAGTACAGAATCCACAAAGACGGAGACGTTCTACGCTTCTATTATTTCAGCGAGTCTGGAGTACTTGAAGGTTGTAAAGTAAAAACTAAAGACAAAGTATTCACCTATGAAGGATCAGTCCCAGGCACTCTCTTTGGACAACATTTGTTTCCCGCCACTGGAAAACGAGTCGTCATCACTGAAGGAGAACTCGATGCGGCTTCATGTCAAGAAGCTATGCCGGGGTGGCCGATGGTCTCTCTACCTAGCGGTGCCGCAGCGGCAAAGAAGTCGGTTCAACGGGCTATCCCCTGGCTCCAGGGTTATGAGGAGATTGTCCTGTTCTTCGACAATGACGAGGCAGGCCGTAAGGCGACGGAGGAAGCAGCAAGCGTACTCCCACCTGGCAAGTGCAAGATCGCATCACTCCCGAATGATTACAAAGATGCGTCAGACGCCCTCGTTGCCAATGACTCTCAAGCGATTCGTGAGGCTATTTGGAATGCAAAACCTTACCGTCCAGATGGGATCGTTGATGGGAAGTCACTCCTAGAACTTGTAACCACTCCTACACCGCCTGCTAATCATGACTACCCATTCATCGGACTCCAAAACAAACTTCACGGTATTAGATACGGAGAGCTTGTTACAATCACTGCTGGATCTGGTATCGGCAAGTCCTCATTCTGTAGGGAGCTTGCAACTCATCTTTTGCAAAGAGGAGAACGGGTCGGTTATTTGGCTCTTGAAGAATCAAATAGGAGAACTGCTCTCGGACTAATGTCCGCTGCTGTTGGAAAATCACTACACATTGGAGAACATGACCGAGCTACTCTCACCCAAGCGTATCAGGATACTCTTGCTAACTGGAATCTCTTTCTTTTCGACGGCTTTGGTTCTTTTGATCCTGATCTCATCTACAACCGAATTGAGTACCTGGCAACAGGTCTTGATGCGAGGGTCATCTTTCTAGATCACCTTTCTATCTTGTTGAGTGGTCTTGACGGTGATGAACGCCGCATGATCGATACTACTATGACTCGCCTACGCTCTCTTGTAGAACGTACGGGCATTGCAATGTTCCTCGTCTCCCACCTCAGGCGAACATCTAACGATACTAACCACGAGGAAGGAGCCCGTGTTACACTTGGACAGCTGCGCGGAAGCGCGGCAATTGCACAACTCTCTGACGGAGTTATTGCACTCGAACGCGATCAACAGGCCACAGCTGGAGGAAGTAATACAACAGTGCGAGTCCTTAAAAATCGCTATTCGGGCGAAGTTGGTATCGCGTGTAATCTGAGCTATGATCTATCCACCTGTAAATTCAATGAAACTCAACCAGAACCAGAGTTCGACGCAACCACAGACTTTTGAAGCAATCCTGTATATGGATAGCGGTCTTCACGTCGTCAAACCAAACCCTCCCACCCCTGAAGCTGTAGCTAAAGCACAATTCGTTGACAAGACGTATCAATGGAAGGGTGCTGCTTCCCATAAGGAATGACTACCCTAATCTTTGACTTAGAAACTAACGGACTACTGAATGATCTTACCTGCATTCACTGTTTGGTCATCTATGATCTCGAAGCTGACCAGACCCTATGTTACAACGATCAAGGTAACAAAGAGCCTGTTGTCCGGGGCATTGAACGTCTTGAAGACGCAGACACTATCGTGGGTCATAACATTATTAACTACGATATTCCTGCTATCTCTAAGCTATATCCTTGGTTTCAAAACACTGGTAGGGTTCTGGATACTCTGGTCCTTAGCCGTTTGTATCACGCTGATATTCTAACCATTGATAAGAAGCGCAGATGGGATCATATGCCGTCGCAGTTGTATGGACGCCATTCACTTGAAGCGTACGGCTATCGTCTGGGAGAATACAAAGGATGCTACGGTAAAACAACCGACTGGAAAGATTGGACACAAGAGATGGAAGACTACTGTGTTCAAGACGTAAACGTTACTAAAAAACTATGCAACCATTTCCACCCATACCTGATTGGGTCACGCTAGAGCATAGAGTTGCACAAATTCTCACCCAACAAGAACTGCATGGCTGGTACTTCGACGAGCGACAGGCATACGAGCTTGAGTCTACTCTCAGAAGCGAACTGGAATCTACTACAAGATCACTACGAGAAAGGTATCCTCTCGTTGCAGGATCGGAATTTACTCCTAAGCGAAATAACAAAACTTCTGGCTATGTTGAAGGATGCGCCTTCACAAGACTTAAGGAGTTCAATCCCACAAGCAGGGATCACATAGCTTGGGTAATGCAGCAGCATTGCGGTTGGACACCAACTGAGTTTACTGATAAAGGTAAGCCTACTATTGATGAAGTTGTATTGAAGGACATAGGTACGCCTATTGCTCTTGATTTCTTCCGTTGCTTAGAACTAACTAAATCACTTGGCATGTTGTCTGAAGGCATCAATGCCTGGCTGAAGTTAGTACGAGGTAACCGTATTCATCACCACTGTTCAGTTGCTACTAACACCTTTCGTTGTGCTCACCGCAAACCTAATCTTGCCCAAGTCCCCAGTGATGCAGAATTTCGACGACTCTTTAGAGCCACGCCCGGCCTTGTTATGGTCGGCGCTGACCTTGCTGGTATTGAACTCCGCATGTTGGCTCATTATCTGGCTCGTTATGACGAAGGCCGTTATGCCGATGTTCTCCTCAACGGTGACATTCACCAAGAAAATGCTGACAAGATCGGCATTAGTCGTAAACAAGTAAAGACAGTTACCTATGCCTTTTTATACGGGGCTGGCGATGCCAAGCTGGGAAGAAGCTATGATCCGCAACTCTCAGAAAAAGAAGCAAAGAAGAAGGGCAAGGAGATACGCCAGGCTTACATGGATGCAGTTCCTGGACTTGAGAAGCTGGTTACTGCGGTTAAGTCCAAGGCGGAATCTGGTTACATCAATTTGTGTGACAATCGCCGCTGCGCTGTTGATGGTAGCCACAAGGCCCTCAACTACCTCCTCCAGGGATCAGCTGGTGTAATTGCGAAGCGTTGGTTGGTTATTAACCACGACAATACACGTGATCTTTGCTGCTCACAACTAGCATTTGTACATGACGAATTACAATTCGAGTGTGATCCCGGACACGTGGATCAACTACGAACATCCTTGGTACGCTCAGCTGAGAAGGCTGGAGAGTACTATGACCTTAGAATCAAAATCGAAGCCGAAGCACAAACCGGCAATAACTGGAGTGAAGTACATTAATGGCAGTCAAATCTAAAACAGCACTGGGACGTGTTCAATTCAAGTCCCGTGCTAAATTCAAACACACCCGTCAAGGTCAAGGCACTCGGTCTCTTCCTTCGCATGGGCGTAAGCTCAAGCGGGGACAAGGTAAATGAGTCTTCTGATTGATGCAGATTACATCGTCTACAAATGCTGTGCAGCAGCCGAAACTGAAATCGACTGGGGAGATGATGTTATCGTCGTCTCAAGTAAGTTCAGTGAAGCCTACGACAAAGTACAACGAGAGTTATACGGCATCGCAACAGATCTTGGATGCTTCGATGATTCTATTTTGTTTTTTACTGATAGTATCAACTTTCGTAAACGTGTTGATCCAGCGTATAAAGGACATAGAAACAGAAAGAAGCCGTGCGGTTACCGCCGGGTCATCAACAAACTCAAGGAGGATTACCACGTTGTTGTAATGCCTGAGTTAGAAGCTGACGATGCTCTTGGCATCTACGCGACTAAAGAGCAGGGACACATCATTTGTTCTCCTGACAAGGATATGAAGCAAATACCTGGAGACTTGTATGATTTATCTACTGGCGTTATCACAATCACCAAAGAAGAGGGTGACCGCTGGCACCTTATTCAGACGCTGGCTGGTGACCAAACTGATGGGTATAGCGGAGTTCCTGGATTCGGGATTAAACGAGCAGTCGCCTTCTTTGAAGAGAACGGTTACAGCTGGTCATCCGTTGCCTCAGCCTTTGCTAGCAAGGATCTTGATGAATCCGTCGCACTCCAGAATGCCCGGCTCGCAAAGATCCTCCAGCATACCGATTATGACTTTACCAACCAATGCGTCAAACTTTGGACCCCCTCCTCCGATAGTCGAATTGACGATGGAGCAGCAGTTCAAAATGCGTCAGATTGAGGACGCACTCAACCACCCTGACTCTGCTAAGGAGGATATTATTACTATCTTCCTTGCACTTCAACGCCAATGTTTCGTACTTGGCAACTCAATGTCCAACTTAGTTAAACAATGGCCGACACCAACTCAACTGGACCCAAGTACTATCGACGAGGTTCTATCCAAGTTTGGGATTTCATCCGAGACCAAGGACTGAACTTCCATCTAGGTAACGCAATTAAATACATCTGCCGTGCAGGTCACAAAGATGACCGTAAAGCAGACCTTCGTAAAGCAATCCACTATCTACAAAATGAGCTCGAAAACGAAATCCTTAATGAGTCAAGCAAACGAGTTTCGGCGTGGCTTCGGAGTGACGAACAATATTGGGAGTCATTCACGGGAGATGCAGAAGCGTTTGATCGTTGAAGAGTTCAAAGAGTTCCTAGAAGCTGAACAACAGCTGCTCTACGGCTTCACACGTAACGCTGAGGATTGCCTCAAAGAACTTGCAGACCTTGTGTATGTCTGCTATCAATACGCTGCTAATCTTAACTGGGATCTAGATGAAGCAATGGATCGTGTTCACCAAAGCAATATGAGTAAGCTTGGTGAAGACGGTAAACCTATTCGTCGTGAAGACGGTAAAGTTCTCAAAGGTCCAAACTATCAACCCCCTACTCTTTCTGATCTCGTTTAATAATGTCCGCCACTACCAAAGAACTTGTTGCCCGTACTGGGCGAGTGCAATCTTGGATTGACGATCCCACCAGCCGCCTACCCGTATCCTGCACTGTCTTCGTAGTGGAGGATACTATGGAGGGTCCTAATGGAATCGAAGCCTCATGGCGATTCGTCAGCCACGCTCTCCGGTTTGGAGCAGGCGTTGCTGTGCATCTATCTAAGCTCCGCCCCAAAGGATCTGAAAACGGCAAGGGTCTTGTGGCTTCTGGCCCGGTGTCCTTTGCCAAGATCTACTCTACCCTCAATGAAGTCCTGAGGCGTGGAGGTATCTATAAGAACGGTGCCGTAGTCCTGCACCTCGATCTTAATCATCCTGATGTACTTGAGTTCATTCAAGCATCACGAGCTGAACTACCTTGGGTTAAGCGTTGTGTGAACATCAACCCCCACTGGTGGAATGAAGCTACTCCCAATGTCCGTCAAGCTCTTCTACAGGGCATTAAACAAGGTGACATTTGGTTGAACAAAACCAAGGTTGATGCTTACGGTAAGCGCATCCGTGGTAATGTTTGTCTTGAGGTTTACCTGCCTAGTCGTGGTACTTGCTTGCTTCAACACGTTAACCTT